TCATACGTCTCATTAACTAAGTGAGTTGCCCAGAACTCGTTTTCTTCTTCAGAGTTAGTCATTCCACACCAGTCTAAAGTTAAAAGGCTTAATTTTCTCACCCTTATCAAACTTACTCATCGCCCGTTGTACTGACCTTGGAATTGGAGCAATTTTGGCTCCGGGAGCGTAAGTAGACCTAATCCCATCTTTACATACTCCAGCATAAGGGTATTCAGTTTGTGATCGAATAGCTTGAGCAACGGCACAGCAATCAGTGACATCCACATCTTCTGGTCGGTCGGGATACATGTTAAACCATTCTTTTACTAATTGACTTCTGGCTTCTGGCTTCAACACCCTTACGAATGTCCTTGGCTCGGACTTTGATGATTTGGCTCTTCACTGCGATTCTCCGGTGTAGTTAGCAAGCTTAGTAGCCCAGCGCTTGCGTTGCTTGTCCGTGGCGTTATCCCAATCATCACCGGTAGTAATTTTTCCCAGTATTCCGTCGCATAAGTGCTCAAGGTCATTGATACACCACAATGGAGGATTTCCTAGATTAAGCCAGTGGTAAACGAACTTACATGCACCAACGTAACAAAAGCAACTAGCTTGCGACTTATCGGTGCTGTACCAAGACAAATCAACTTCGTTGCCTTCGCGATCTCTTGCCATTACACCAGTTGTGGGATAATGTAGGAGTAGTTGGCCTACCATCCGGACTCCGTCAATTAGTTTGTTTTCCATGGTCTTAATGTAAGGTGTTTTGGGAGGGGTGCAAGGACTTTTAGAGCATTCGCTGCAATCTTTCCCCAGTTAGCATGGAGCTGATGTCAAATTTGTCTTTCAGGGCCTTAACAATGTCGTTATCCACAGTTCCTTCACAGATTACATCAATTACACTTGTATGTTCCGTTTGACCAATTCGATAGTGCGTGCGTCCTTCCATCTGCTCTCTTTTGATAGCCACAAACGAATTACTATAGAAAATACTTGTCTTTGCGTTAAGTAATGTAAGTCCTTCTGCTCCTGCCGATGACATTACCATAAATTGGACATCTCCCGACTGAAACCGTTTCTTGGCTATTGCCCGATCATCGTTATTAACTTGGCCGTCATATCTGACACACTTTTTGCCAAGAGCAGTCACCAACTGGTCGACGTCTTCGGTGAAGCGGCACCACAAAATTCCGGCATGCGGAAGATCTTCTAGAATATCGTCAACAACCATCTCTAGGCGCGGATTCTTTTTTTCATGGATACGCCTAATTGGCTCCCCTGGTCCGGTCCCTAGATAGCCGCAGACGACTTGTTGGAGCCTGAGGAGTCTGGTAATAGCTGCTTCACAGTCGATTATCAGACCATCCTCAAATTCATGCCTAAACTGAGTAACGAGATTTTCGTAGATTCTCCGTTGCTCAGGGAACATTTCGTGGTAACGTTTAGAGTATGTAACAGGTGGAAGATGAATACCGGCATCTTCCAGTGTCATACAGTAACCGGTTTCAGCCACCAATGACTTCAATAGGTCTAGATTCTTGTAGCCAACCGTTAGTGGTTTTGCCCGTGGCCCGGTTGCAAACCTATTTGGCACTTGAACACAGAAACAAGCATCAAATTCAGTGGCGGTAGGGAAACCTTTTTCTTTCCAGAATGAACTAGACAAGAATCTTATCTGACTGTAATAGTCCACAGGAGTTTCAGTAGGCGTACCCGTAAGTATGCGTCTATACTTAGCATGTCCTCCCATTGCCACAAGTGTAAGTTTGCACTTGGAACCACGACCCTTGATACGGTGTGATTCGTCCAGAGCCATAAATACCTTGCGCTGAGCAAAAAATTTACGCATGTAGTCTTTAAATAAAGGGGTAATCGTGGCTTCGTATGCTACGACTAGCACAGCCAGACCTTGATGCTTTAGAAGTGCTTCCCTGTCCTTCTGAGCCTTCTTTGTCTTACCTTTGGAGGAATGCCATACGAAAGACTTGGTTTGTTTTAGAACCTTATCTGGCATATGCACTGGTATCTCATCAGAACACCAATTGAGGTGTACTCCATTTGGCGCGACGACGACCAGAGCATCGATCTTATCCTGCAAATAGAGATAAGAGATGTTATCAATAATGATTTTCGTCTTGCCAAGCCCTGGCTTAAGAATAAGCGAAGTAAACTCTTTTTCAGCCGATTCTTGAAAGATTTTGTCCTGGTGAGGAAAGGGCTTGGTTTTGTATTCGTAGTCAAGCACTAGCTATTCCTCTCCCTTTTCTTTTTCTTCACGCCGGGCTTTCTCAGCAATGACGATCCATTTCGATCTAGGTGTTCAAGGTGAGCCTTGTCCATAATTTCTGCTTCCACTAAAGCAGCAATCAGCCTCCTATAAGCATTGAAAGTCAATGGTTTATCAATATACAAATGAAAGTGATCTTTGGTGGAAGACTTCACTAACTCACACGGTAAGTCAATGTCTAAGGCAGGACGGTGGTATCCGTCTTCACATAGAGATCCTACCAGGTTGGCTTCAGGGTCGTCAGATTTGACGATTGTGCCGGGGTAGGCTGAAGAGCTGTCTAAATCGGGGTTGTGGAAGGTGAGTCTAGTCACTTTGGTTCAGCTTTTCTAAGCCTGACTAAGATATCAATGACATTGGACATTGCGACAAAATTGTGGCCACACCTAGAAGCTGCCACTTCATCAATGGCTTCCTGTATGCTTTGCCTATAAAATTTGATAATTTCTTCTTTAGTCATGTTCCTACATACTCGTTAATAGTTTTGCACCCGTAAATAGTAATACATGAATAAATTCCATATATTACAAACAGGATCACTATAAAACAAAGAACGTAATAAATTTCAATTACGTTCTTTTTGAAGAATTCTTTCACCAGAATAGCCAGCAGAGAATGGCCAATGTCACAATGCCAACACCGATTAATTTCAAAGCCTCATCTAGAACTTTATTGTCCACTTTTTAAGTTATCCTTGTTAATTGCGTAGTTAATTTCACTCATCGTCAACGGATGCACAACGGCCAGCGGACCAAAATCGAGAGAAAGACAGGGTATTGAAGCCATCATCCAAACCTCATGGTTGGGCTTAGACACATAACCACCTTCACCTTCCCAAGTTCCGTCGTCTGGTGGATCAGGATAAGGGTGAGGCAGATACTTATATTCGTAAATCTTTAGATCACCGAGGGGTAGATACTTATTCATCGCTTTACCTTGTTCTTTAACACAACCAACGTTTCAAACGTGAAGTAAAGAACACCTAAAATGCACACAGGAAATAGTAGTGGTTTTTGAGGTCCGTAGATAAATCCGACTGCAGCGATTGTTCCAATAAAGAATGTACGCCAGATTAAGAAGAAAGTTAACATTATTTTAGACTATAAAGAGCAAAGTAATATACTGGAATTAGTACCAGAAAAGCAAGCAAAATCAGTGTGTTCTTGAGTTTACTTGTCGCCATAGTTGGTAACTTTCATACCACGTTTCACCGCTTCACGCATGCAGTGACGAGTGCCGATCGATTTACCAAGAGGGAAAGCAATGACTCGAGCATCTGGGAAGCCATCCAGCATTTCAATGTTGCGGATTGGGCCTGCGGATTTGCCGTGTTGATCCCAGTCGGCGTGGACTGTGATATATTTAATGCCGTTGGCTTGAGCCCACCTGGCCGCTAAGGCGTCAGCGCCTTTAGCACCACCTTGGACTAGGAAAGTGATCGGATAAATCGCATGTACTGCGTCAAGGTGATAGAAAAGCTGCGCTTGATCGGACCATTCTCGAGATCCTGTGATAATTACTGTGCTCATGGCTTAACACAAGATCTTAGTTTTGATGCCCCATCAATAATTTCCTGATCTAAGCCCTGCTCTTGAACATAATGATCAATATCAAATCCTGGAATCTGACACCCGTGGAATTGATAGTAATCACGTAAATCATCAATAGGCTTAAGGACAATATCGGTTCTACCGTGGTGATTGGCTATCACTTTAATTACATGGCAGTGAGGTACACTTTTGCAGAAGTACCAACCTCCTTTAGGCAAGGCTAGTAGTTGACTGGTAGTACGTCCTGACCCTCTACCTGTGCTCGGAATAGATGGTTGTAGCGGAAGCGAAACTACAGGTTTGTGATAATCGCAATCAACTTTCGCAATACCGCAAGGACACTCAATCATGGCTGACACAACTGACACCTACAGTCTAGTAAATGATACTTAAAGTCACGGTAATCATATCGCACTATTTTTGATTTTCCAGACTTAATGTAGAGTGCTTGTCCATCAGCTAGGTCAACTTTAACTTCATCTCCATTGGACGTAAGTTCTAATTCAATTGGGTTTTTCACTTGATTACTCCTTCTAGCCACTTCAAACAATCTTGGTAGTTCCCTCGTGGGCCTGTCCACTCTGTATTGTAAGGGTGAGCAATACAGAATGCCTGATTGTCCTTACGCGGCTTCAGGTGCTTTAGCGTGTCGTCCACTAAGATACCTGGGATGCGATACTTACGCTTGGTCATGTGAACACGTTGGGCAGGAATCTTTGCGATGTCATTGAGCCAATCGTAGCGTTGTTCAGCCCATTGTGAATTCCATGGAGCCGTACAAATTTCTATGTTGTCTTTACCGTATGTGTTCTCAAGTGTCCTGAGAAAATCTAGGGCTCCAGGTAGGGGCTTCATCCTGTAAACAAATTCACGATCACGAATTGCATCGTCAATGGCTGGCGGAAGATACGGGCAACCAATGGCATCCCACAGAGGATCCTTGTTGCAGTCTTCTGGTAAGGCAAAGACGTTAAACTTTTCGGCTGCTAAGTCTAGGCAGGCTTGAGTGAAGTTTGATAGGATTCCGTCACAATCTACCAAGATCGGGGTTTCAAGTTCTTTCATAGTCCGTGGTCCTTCAATGTAGCAAGCATTGCACTAAAATCTGCCCATTGCTCATCTGGTTCATTTTCGTGCTCTACCCACATTTCAACGAGTTCAAACATGCCTTGGCATTCATTAGCAACTTTCCAAATATTTAGGATAGTCCCATAGTCAATTTTATCAAAAATGTTGTATTGAGAAGGGCATGTCCGATGCATCAGTGCCATGTAGTATGGCAGGTAGGAACGTTGTTCAACGGTTGTAGGGAAAAGAAGTTTTTCTTTGTTAATCACGGCTTCTTACCCAAGTTGGCCCTGTCTTCTTTACTGATAGGGGACTGAACGCCTTTGTCATAATTCGTTCTGGCCCAGCCATCTCCTTTTAGGAGAAAGGAAGTTCCTCCACTGATGATCCGCTTTACCTTCACGGTGCGGCCATTGTATTTGGTTTCAGTGAGGGCGGGCTGAGAAATGGGGTGTTCAATCTGAAGCACCACGCCAGCATTCATCCCGTGTGTTATCATATAGTCGTAAATCACTTAGTACTCCTCAATCTCTGGCATATTCCAAATAGCAACTGTCGTATAATGGTCCCTCAAGGGGATCTCCGGAAAGGCTAACTTACCTTCCCAGGAAACCTTAATTGTAACATACTTTACTGGCGCAAACCAGCGACAAAGACGTGGATATTCGGCCTTAAAGGTATTCCACCAGCCCGCCGGATACTTCACTTCATGAGTCTCTTTTTGGGGCTTACCACAATAAACACGGTGCTCCATGCGAACTAGCTCGTGATGAGTGTAGTTGGCTAGGTGCGAAGTGATCTTGGTGTTGTCTTGGATAAAGTATTATAAGTCAATTTGAAATTGGCTGCAGAATTGTTGAAGGTAAAGGTCGTAATACTTCATGACTTATCACAACCTGGACAAGGCGTACCTGTGTCAGCATGGCCGTCATGGTTTGGCTCTGGGGCACAATTTACGTTCGGTAGAAGATTTAGCACACCACAGAAAAGATCTGGTATCTTCATACAGCTTACTCAAAGCAGTACCATCCTCATCGTAACAATCATTTTCTTCGTCGTATTCTTCATGAGGACAATCAAAGTCAAAATTCACCCACTCACACAACAACCCTCTAGCCGTAGCAAGGCTTTGCTTCAACTCGTGAATCTCAGCCGCATCTTGCGCCCGGGGTAAACCAAGGGCCGCTGCTTGATTGTCGTTTTTCCGTTGGAGCTCAGCGTTGGCTGCCTGCAGTCTTTGCACCTGCTCATTCAGAGATTGATTCATCTGGCGATGTTCAACTCGGCGATCGCGCTCTTTCTTTAATTCAGCATCCAATCTATCTACCTCTGTGCCTAATTCTAGTTCTGCCCGTAGCTTCTCGAGCAGTTGCAGCCGAGAATTAGCAGTATGTGCTCGCAGACCGTTATCGCCTTCTAGTTCTTCTCTCAGCGCTGCAACTTCTGACTCAGCCTGTGTCAATTGCTCAACAACCTTCATTCTTTCCACATCAAAGAAATCACGTTCTTTTTCAGCTGCATTGACTCGCAATTCCGCTTCATCGGCGCGCTGTTTCTGGCCCAGCCACTTAGCCTGCCACAGGTTATTATCCTTCACGAGTTGGCCAATCACCTGAGCCTGTTTCTCACACTTTACGCGAGCTTCGTCACGCTCCATCTGTAAAGTAGCAGGGATGATGGTTGAACCACATTTCTCGCATGTTATTTCTTCACGATACATTTTGTGTTTCTTTCAACTTATCAGCCAAATACTGCTTGAGCAGTTGAGCAGTTCGCTTACCAATCTCAGCATTAACAGTGTTGCTTGGCGCAAACTCTCCGGCACCCTCACGATTAATATCATTAATCATTTCCACAATCACGGTCTTAGCACAGGTCATATCAACTGGCTCAAGATTTAAGTGAGCAAGCACATGTCGCAGTCTTTCCATCACGCAAAATTCTTCGGCCACCTTACGCGCTTCTTTCAGAATTTCAACCTTAGCAGGGTCCACGACCTTTCTTGGAGTCTTGGTTTCCCGTTCCTCATCACGCTTGTGTTTGGCAATAATGCGGTTGCCACGCCGGTCCAGCTTCTCGTCAACCGTACGTAGGACTACGCCTTCACGACGGATGAATTGGCCATCTCGAGCTGTGACACCATTACGAATTGCCTGTTCACTGCAGGCATCACGCCACTCGTCAATCAGAGAAAGCTTAGTTGGAATACGAACATAGTGAACGAATTCCAGGCCTAGGTGAAGAACAATCTTCTCTGCTTCCGGAACCGTTAGCCACCCACCTGTGTTTTCAGCCGCGGCATCTTCATTCACCCGGACGTCAAATGCTACAAACTTGAGCTTGTCGCCATAGCGCCACTGGTTCTTTTGCATGCTGCCGCCATACGACTCCCCAAAGATGGTAATCTTGTCGTAAGGTAAAGCAGAGAGCTTGGTTTCAATCTCAGCAGTATTGAATAAAGCCTTGAATGTAGCTCCAGGTACTCCACCGCCATGGTAATGGAAATTACCAACTGACTTTTCGCCGACGTTGTTGGTGTATTCTGTTACAATGCGGGTGAAGGTTATGTGACTTGAGCATCCGTGAATTTTCTCAAGTGCAAAACACTCAGATTGTTCAAGAATGGCTTGATTACGGTAAAGGTTGTCAATACTAGCGTAGCCCATTTACTTACTCCATCGGCGTAGCGTCAAGTTCGTCTGCAGTACAGAAGAGGGAAAGACCAAGTTCTTTGCGACGTTGCACTTTACGTTCAATATCAGCTAGCCTTGCTGCGTCTCCCTCAGCAATCTCCTCTGCTATGATTCGTTGCGCTTCTGCAATCTGTTCTTTAGTCATTAGTTAACCTTCAAATTAGGCAACTTATTCGCCTCTTCTTCGGCCTTATCCATCTCTTCATCAACATTTTCGTTGAACTCTACCATTCGGTCAATGTAGCCGTCTGCCATTACAGACCCGACAAAGTAAGCCCAGGAGCCGACGAATTCGTGAATCTTATCTGAAATTTTCTTAAACATCTTTTCCTTTTCCGAGCCTGATAATTAAATTACCAATTGGTACTAAGCAATATTCAACAAAACCGACACATACGACTACTATAACTACAGGTAATCACAACCACACGAACTTTGAGATGTCCTCTAGTTCGGCTGGAATAAACCTAACTCGAACAGCTACGACTGCTCCAACACAGCCGACCAGAAGATATAGAATAAGAGCTAGAGCAATTATCATTTTGGTACTACCTTGAACCCTTTTTCACTGAGCAACTTGATGAACTTATAGACATCAGAAACATAGCAATTATCGTCCAACTCTTCGAGTGTGTTCGCGATGGCAACACACGCTTCTTGACTGTAAGGATTGTTTTCAAGTATCCATTTGTGAAGGTCTCGAAGTTCTTGTTCTGATTTAGGGTTCATATAGGCTCACTCCGTTCGCAATTAGTCAACCTGCGCTACGCTTGGTTAACCAATTATTCTCCGCACTTTTCCTTTAGCCTCTGTATCTCTTTTTGTGCTAGCTGAAACACCTTAACATTGTGAGCTTGTAAGTCTGAAATAGTCTTCTTAAGTTGACTGATTTCTTTACTATCACTTTCAACTATCCTCAAGGCTTGTTCAAACGAGTGATGGGCCAGCGCCGCGAGGCTGCTTACTTCTTGGGCTCTAGCTTGGGTTAGTTTCAACTTATGCTCTAGTTTTTCTGACAAGTCTAGTAATTCAGTGTTGTGCTCTAGCTTAGCACTAACTCTACGCTCTTCGGCAAGATACTGTGCTTCCGGGATAATATAGTAGCGATTTTCCGGAAAGAACTTCTCAAGAATATGCATCGGAATAACAACAACAGATATGGGTGACTTGGACCAATCCTCAGTTGAAAGGGTCTTGGCTTCTTTGTCCCATATGAGATGCTTGTCGCTATGGTTTTGCCAGTGGTGGGGTTCTATGAGGGTCCAGGTCATAGTTTGGAATATTTATTCAATATTGTAATTACCGACCAAATTGTAAATACCAGTGAAACTAGGAGAACCAATAATGCCTGACCTGCAGGGTGTGATAGGAGTAGGCAAATTAATACTATAAGCCAGGTAATTGCTAATGCAGTTTTCATGGTGTATTGGCCAGATCCTCTAGAATTTCCTTACTCAGCCAAACCAAACGTCGTCCCTCGTGGCTATTAAACCATTCCGGATTCTCCAGATAGTCAACTAAGAAGTTGTATGCGGTTTTCTGGTAATCTTTGACTAAAAGTGGTTCAACTTGATCCAGTAACTTTTCAAGGCCTATGATTTTCATATTACCTATTGAAAATAGTATGCAGTAAAACCACAATTGAAGCAATTAGAATCGCCACGACCCAGCGATTTACACATTGAAGCCAGCGCTTAAAATATTCCATGCTGTTACTGCGCAGGCAGGGACTTGGGCATTTCCAAGTCCTTGCAGTCTTTCTCGGTCAGAGGCGTCAGGCTGGTCCAGCCCAGAGGGAATCCCATCAGAAACTCCCATTGCTTTGGCGTCGTCTCTCCACCATTCCATAATCGGTAACGCTGATGGCCCGGGTGCTTTAACATACTCGGGGCGTCGTGGTTCACTGTTCGGGTTGGAGTTGGCACCAAGCCAGTATCGTTTTCGTTCAGTCGGGGCACCCAGGTCGGCCGCCGAGAGGCACATGTATCGGCAGGAGTAACCAGTTCCGTAAAGATCTTCGGCAGCTGTTGAAATTGCGTCTTTTGTAACATTCTCTGCAAATACAAACCGAGGCTTGACTTCCTTTATGATTCTGAACATTTCTGGCCAGAGATTGGGAGCATTGTTTTTACCATGTGCCGCGTGAGAAAAGGCCTGGCATGGTTAAGGGAACCCGCCGCTGACGATATCAACGATGGGTTCCTCTACTCCTTTCTGCACCAAAGAACGTAAAGTGTCAATGGTAAAAGACCTACAGTCACTGTAAATAGGGAATGGTTCAAGCAAGCCATCAGCTTGCCGAGCCTTCAGCACTTTTTGGCAGTAAGGATCAATCTCAACTGCGCAGACCGTTTCCCAGCCTAAGATTCGAGAGGCGATCAGGCCTCCACCGATGCCGGCGAATAGGGCGAGTTCTTTCATGAAGTAATCACCTTAATACGAACATCATCAAACCAGTATTGGTTACCTAACACGTCATAAATTATTTCAACAGCTTCTTTTAAAGTATACACTGTCTTAAAAGTATTCCACTCGGTACACGATTTCCACTGTAATTGAAACCTCATGCGTCAAAAGTGTCCCATTCCCACCCAGCCGACACATACTGCGTGATGGATTTATCAATTACAGTGTTCGCTCTACTAAGACACCATCCTCGAGCGTGGAAGTTATCCCGCAGTTTCATTACCGTGTTAATCGAATACCAACCGATGAGGCGGTTGCCGAAGAGAAAACCTTTATTCATCTTCGTCAGTCCAGGTTCCGTAAAACACAGATTCAGCAAACTCAATCACGGAACATCCTAAGCAAATACTTTTCTGTAAAGTGTCGTCAAACGTAATGTCTAGCCACACTGTGCCAGAGCTGCCCTCGCGTTCTAGGCGCAACTTAGCGCGCAAACGCCCTGAGAGGTCAATACTTTCTTCCGTTCTGGGTTTATTCATAGAATTGGCTTGCTCAGAGCAATGAAATTATCTTCATCAAGTGTAAGGAATTCAGCATCGGACAGACCAAAACGAACACGACGCCACTCCTCATACCCATTTCTTTGCTCTTCCCCTGCAAAAACATCTCCATGTAATGCCCACTGCTCATCCATTAACTTTTGTTCTCGTAAATCTTTCATACACTCAGCAATTATTCACATAAATCCCAAAGTTAGGATCTGTATAATTAGGGTCATCAAAGTTAACAGAATCCAACATGCACTTCTCATAATTCTGAATTGTGATTGGAGACTGAGCTCGAGATAGGCGACGGCGCATGGGAGTGTCTGTGGAATTGGTCGACCCTAGCCCCAGCCCGACTCCTAGGAAGTGACGGTAGATACTGTCCAGTGCAACCTGGCGCTGGTTGTTAGAAGTAGCCCACTGGTTCACCCAGGAAGTAAATGCTCCAACGTCAAACTTAACTAGAACTTGCCTACACCCGTAAACTCTTCCATTCAGTGTTTCGTTATAGGTAGATTGCAACGAATCACATTGGATATGAGCCACTGTGGATAGATTGATTGTATCGTTAGGAGGAGTTCCGCTGTAGAGTGATTCGTCGGATATGATCCTCAAGTCCGCAGACGACCCCTGAGTGGTCATTTGCCAGTCCCACTGATTAGACATATTACTAAAGTATGCGGTACCAAACGTTCTAGCATCAACTAGGCTAAACCCGGAAGGAACTGGTGTAGATTCGACTGGTGCAATTAGTAGACGTCTGTAGGGATTAGGGCCAGAAGATCTAATTGGAAATGCGCAGTCATCTAGGAGACTCTGCATGTCACAGCGACCATGCTCAATCCCCGCATTGACCTTCCAGCCATAGTATCGCTTAACCCCAAGCGTAGAAGAATATTCACCAAGATCCAGATCTTCTGCAGGAAGAGGGCCGCAGGCAAACAGAAACAAAAATGTAGATAACCACTTATTCTTCAGCATAATACTTCCTCGGTTCTTTCACCACTTCAACATACGCCGTCCTCAGACCACGCAAGCATACCTTACACAGATCTTTCAGTTCAAGTGTCCTGCACGGCTCGTTGGTTGTTTTGCGACCCAGTTGGCTGCAGGTAGGGCAGAGACCAGTTTCTTTTACGATGCAAATTGCCATAATTAACCTGGTTTGTTGCAGTCTCTCATTGACGCTATTTGATTCTCGGCTTCTTTTAAACGTTCCTGAAGGTCACTAATATAGTCTGCAGCGAGACACCACAAAGATCCATCGTAATCTGCGCTTCCGTCAAATTCTTCGCCAGTTTCTTCTTTCCAAGCGGCCTCAAATGAGGCCCGGAAATCGTCAGGTATTAGATCGCGAACACGTTTGTAATTATAGTATGCCATCACTCAACACTAGTATTCGTAGCTTCGCTTCTTTCCGGTCAATGTTCCCAGTGCTTGGTTAAGAGCCTGTAGAAGTCTAAGGGGTCTTTCATAGTTCCTTTACGAGACAGTGTTCACGTAGTCCCTTTTCATCGTACCGGCCATCTAAGTAGAAATACTCCAAGCGGTTATCGTCCTGCCTAATACAGAAGGCTTGGCAGTGACTTTCGTTACTAACGTTAATCCTATAGCAGACCCAAATACGATTGTCCTGAGATAAGTACTGTTTACCTACTTCAAGTTTCATGTTTTGATCTCCTCTACCAGACTTGGACAAAAACTAGCCACGGGTACCTCAAACTTAAGCGTAGGGAATTGAACAGGCTGATCGAACAAAATAATATATTTTCCGTCCACCGTTGTTCCGTCCACCACACCACGAAATCGCTTGTTGCAGAGAACGCGGGTTCCGTTGGGGAACATTCGGGCTTTAAGGCGAGTATTAGGCATTCTTCAATTTCTGGATGATTTTCTTACGACCGGCGGGTGTAGTATCATCCCAAGCCTGGATGATATTACTAACCTTTAGATAAGATTTTACCTCACGAGCCAAAGCTTCGGAATACTCTCCCTTTCCGTAAACTTTTTCATCTACTACATAAGAAGCTCCAGCTAAGCAAAACTTGCAAGCTTCTTCATGAAAGTAATCAACACAATCCCCATTATCATCTCGGGCATAGTGACCAACCGTGCCGTTTGTTTCTAGAAGATGGCCGATAATTCGCAAGGCTTCTTTAGTTTTAGTACCCATTACACACATCCTCCATTTTCCTTAATCCATGGACTATTGGCTTGTACCCGCCGTCCCATGTTCATTTCGTCGCTATTTAGCCCCCTAATGGATAGCTTTTTGCTATTTCCAATACAGTTTGAACACAGGTCATTCAGCTCAATTGCCGTAGCCCGCTCGCCTTCCCCTGTGACGTCTTCCGCAGGCAGATAGAGGCAATGATTACACAATTCATTTGTTTTTACTATCCAGACACTCATGTTTAGGCTCGTTTCACTCGCAAGTAATTAACCTTCACTACATTCGGTTCATCACTTATCACTGTTAATCTCACTCACATCAAATGCAATCCGGTTCGCCATATAGTCCTCATAGTCCTGCTTCTCTCGCTGCCGTTGCCTGTAGACCGAGTAGCCACCACAAGCGAGCAAGAGAATGGTCAAAACAATCAGCGTTGCCATTTTTATTAGTCACCTCCAAAAGAACCGCCACCTGAGTCAAAGCCACCGCCAGAGCCTGAATCAAAATTGCTCGACCCAGAATCGTAGCTGCTACTAGACCCAGTATCCCACGATCCAGACGATCCGCCACCTCCAAATTCGCCACCACCTCCAGAAAAGTTATCATTCTGGATGGCGGGGATGTCGGTGGATGTAGCGTGATCGGTAAGACTGTTTACCAAAGTCGTAGCTAGGAATAGGTTGGTTAGGGTGTCATCTTCGCTTCCACTGATCTTAGTCCTGCTGGTGCTGTAGCCACCCGGTCCACCTTTATTGAACCTCTTATTCCAGACCTCATCCGCATAGGCTCGACGCGCTTTCTCTTCTTCGGAATAAAAATGTTCCGTAACAGGCTTGCACTTCTTTGCTTTTTCTTTTTCAATGTAGCTAACAGCTTCAAGCCAAGCCCTCTTCTTTTCAGCCTTTCGGACTAAGAAGTAGCGATAAGAAGCCAATCCAGCACATAAAACAAGTACGGTTAGTAGAATTTCCATCCCGCCAACCTGCCACGCCTTTTCAGTGGGCGCAAGTGTGTAAGATGAATTTATCTAAATTTGGTCCGAGGGCCTAAGTGGAGGTGAGAGTGGATTTTTTAGTTGCCTTTACCCAAATTTTATCTACAATCAATAAGTAAGTGTTAAAAATCAACCTCCTTCCTCGTGATCCTGGCGATCCGGAAGTCACCCCTTATTGGGATGACTTCTGTGCTTCTATTGCCGGAGTCCTGCCTGTGCATTCTGAAGCACAGGCCGTAGAGTCTGGAAGTTGGTTTTCGATTGCTAGATCGTTTGATACGGAAGTTAAGCCTGATTCACGGAAACCTTCCTCATTTAAGATTATAAGGTCTCGTAAGATTAGGGTCTATCCTACAGCAGATCAGCGTCAGGCTTTCAAAGCCTTGTTCGGGACTACTCGGTTCGGATATAATTCTACAGTTGCTTACTTAAAGACTCCGGGCACCAAGGCCAATTGGATGGCGATTAAGAAACCATTACTGGACTCTATGCCTGAGTGGACTCATTCTTTGCCCCACCAATCTAAAAGCCAGTCCATAAACGACGCTTGCAAGGCTGTAAAAGCCGCGAAAAAGAAATTCAAACTTACAGGCGAGTTTCAAGAAGTTCGGTTCCGATCCAAAAAGAGTCCAAACCAAAATGCCTACATTCCGAAGACCGCGGTCACGGATAAAGGCATATATTACACGATTTTTGGCAAATTACTTGCCAGCGAAAAGATTCCAAAAGCCGATCATGACTGTCGGCTTGTTCTACAAAACGATCGTTATTATCTGATTGTTCCTCAGGATGTGGATGCCGAAACCTGCGAAAACCAAGCCGGATTCGTGTCTCTAGATCCTGGACTCCGAACATTCTTAGTAGCGTATAGCGAATGTGGTGTGGAAGAGTATGGTGCGGCCTCCTATTCTCGGATAGCAAGGCTTTGCTATGCTTTGGATGAACTTATTGGTCGCACTGTCAAAGCTTCGGGCGCCAGTAAGCGCAGAATGAAGAAAGCTCAGTTGAGGCTAAGAAATAGGATCCAGGACTTGATAGCAGAACTCCACCACAAGGTGGCCTGCTTCTTGACCCGGACCTACAAAGTAATAGCAATACCTGAGTTTAATTTTCATCCGATGTCTGGAAAGTTATTACGGAAGACGGTTCGCGGACTTGCAACGCTAGCACACGGAAGGTTTCGCCAGGTTCTGGCGTCACATGCCGAGAAACGGTCCTGCAAAATCGTATTCCAGAATGAAGCTTACACATCCAAGACCTGTTCATCATGCGGCCACCTCCAAGAAATTGGCTCGGCTTCTAGGTGGCAGTGCCAGGGATGTGGAATCCGTCACAATCGTGACATTAACGGAGCCCGGGGAATACATCTCCGGGCGTTGAGAGATAACTCCTGGATACGTGAACACGTATCTTGCATTTCCGGAGCAAGTTGTTAATGGTAACAACTTGTAGGAAAATTTATCAGTTTACTTTCATGAGAAAAACAACTTGCTTCCTCTCTTGAAGCGTGGCAATACAGTGCTCTGGGAGCTTGCAGCTCAACAGGTGAGGATTTAAAAATGATTATCCAAGTTAAGAAAAAGCATATTAAAGCTGGGAAACGAGCAAATTGTCGACGTTGCCCGATCGCTATGGCTGTTCGCGAAGCCACAGGATTTAAAGGCGTAGTTGTAGGATCGCATATTTATACAAATATTCATAAAGACCATATATGGTTTAATCAGCTGGGTTCAAAATCAGCACGATATAAAATGACTCAGGCTTGCCTTAAGTTCATTAGATTATTTGATGCCGGACAACCTGTTAAACCATTTAGCTTTCGATTGATTAAGGCGGAGATTGTTTAATGTCTCTCACCTACGATCCCTCCGCAATTCGTTACGCCACCACCCAAGAGGCCTATGGCTGCACTTGGACTCTCAACAAGGTTGAGAGTGATGGAGCGCAGATCTGGAAGAATGCCAAGGGGCAGGAGGCTTTGGTGCCGAAGTGCGCTATTCCGGTGCCTAATCCCGAGCCTACACTAGAGATCAAGTTTGACAGTACGGAAAATCTTACTGTTAATAGGGAAGTATCTTCGTACTTTCCTATTTCCAACGAAATTCGCGAACAGTGGGTAAACGGTACTTGGGAAAATTTGGGGCCGAACAGCTATAACGATGAACGTCAGATTGATAGATACCTACTGAATGGAAAGCCATATCAACTAGAACGTGTGTTGGGCACTCCTGAGAAGCCTGCTCCCGATCCCCGTCGCTCTCGCACCATCCAGTCCATCGGCGTAGACGTCAGCAACAGTCCTCCGCGCACTGCTTTAGTCGTCGCTGAGAAGATGATCAATGGTGCCATCATGGTCCATGATGAAGTAATTGTAGACAAGGCCTTGACAAACGACGAGATTCAGGAACTGGTTAAAAACCTGCTGAATCGCGCGGGTGCGCAGAGTGGTAGGGTTTCGGTTGATAGGCCTAATGAAAGTAATAGTAAGAGAGTTCCCCGACGGCATGAAATTGGAGATCAAAAACTATCAGCCGACGGAACAACGTTGACCTGGGATGGACTTAAGTGGCGTAACTCTGTTACTGGAAAGTGGTATCCTGAAGCTGGTGGCAGAGTTGTTGATTCTCGTGGGACCAATCCGCGAAAGTTTGATGGAGAGAAGTGGGTTAGAGATTCATGAACAGTTGTGACGAACAATACCTATCTCTGCTAGAACTGATCCTAGCTGAAGGAACAGATAAGTCAGACCGAACAGGGACTGGCACCCGCAGCATCTTTGGTCACCAAATGCGGTTTGACTTGTCGGAGGGATTTCCTCTGCTGACCACTAAGAAAGTGCATCTTCATTCGGTTATCGTGGAATTGCTTTGGTTTCTAAGAGGAGACACTAACGTTAAGTGGTTGCAGGAGCATGGGTGCACTATTTGGAATGAGTGGGCTCAAGAAAATGGTGAATTAGGCCCTGTTTACGGAAAGCAATGGCGATCGTGGGACTGTCCTCGTTACATAGAGGACATCGATCAAATTTCCAAAGTGATTGATAGTATCAAAACTAACCCAGATTCTCGACGACATATTGTTAGTGCTTGGAATGTTGGTGAAGTTGATATGATGGCTCTCCCCCCATGTCATCTCCTTTTTCAATTCTACGTGGCCGACGGAAAGCTCTCGTGCCAGCTCTACCAGCGCAGCGCCGATGTTCTGCTCGGAGTCCCTTTCAATATTGCGTCCTACGCTTTACTGACAATGATGGTTGCTCAGGTATGTGGACTTGAGCCTGGTGAGTTTATCCACACGCTGGGTGATGCTCACCTTTACTCAAATCATTTTGAGCAAGCGCGACTTCAGTTGCAACGGCAGCCTCGTATGCTACCGTCAATGCTTCTGAATCCGGAAGTCAAAGACATTTTTTCCTTTACCCTTGATGACTTTACTCTTATCAACTATAGCCCCCATCCGGCGATTAAGGCGAAAGTGGCAGTATGATCGATAAATGGGAAGCCTGGATTGTGTCCAGAGACAACACTCTACTGCATTCTAGTGAAGTTATGAGAGAATCTCCTGATTACTTGATTACATATAATCTCGCTCCGGATGCTACTGACATAATCAGAGTTACTTTTAAAATTGTAACTGAAGTTAACGATATTAAAGTGGCCCGTGTTTATAGAAATGGAACACTTTACGCAGTGAAAGAATTTCCTAATTCACTAAATAATACAAAACTTGGCCCTGATCATTCTACTTTTGGATTTTTCATTACTAAGAGTGATCTTGTAAGCTCAATTTGTACTTGCGGTGTTAAGTTCACTGGTGGGTTGTGTTCGGATTGGTGTGATTTGGTGAGAAATGCGTGATAATTGGAGCCTGGTGGTATTTGACTCATTAGGTGAAATCCTAGGAGAATTTAACGTACATCCCGTACCTGGTCCAAACTTCCCACTCACAAATTTTGTTGTTAGAATAAAGGTTATTCCCGGTAACTATATCCGCTCTGGCCAGGCTGTTGGTTTTGAAATATTTATCGGCGATATGTTGTATGCGACTCGCAAATATGCTGGAGAGATCGTGACGATAGGTCAATGCGAAGATGGGGAACTGGACTTATTTGAAAAAGATTTGGTCGTTTTTAAGCAATCCAAGATTTGCTCTTGCGGCTGCTGGACCACATATGGCAAAAATTCAACAATTCATGCAGACTGGTGTGATGTAAAATGACTCAATCTAATACAATCGTTGTAAACATTTATGCAGGCTCTGGAGCCGGCAAGTCGACCTTAGCCGCTGAACTCTTCGTTGAGCTAAAGAAGCAAGGCAAGTCCGTTGAGCTTGTTACGGAATACGTGAAGTCTTGGGCTTGGGAAGGCCGTAGTCCTGTGGGCCTGGAGACGAGCATTTACCTGTTCGCTAAGCAGCTACGACGCGAAGCTGTACTGTACGGCAAAGTAGACTTTATCGTTACAGATAGCCCTGTGGGTCTGTGTGCTGCTTACGAATCGTTCTATGAGCCCGGCCGCACCGTTATCTGGGATTTGTATAAGTCCACTCGAGAACGGCAGAAACTAGAAGGTAAAGTTACTCATTTGGACTTCCATTTGATGCGTCAATTTGAGTTCAAGCGAGAAGGTCGGTATGAGTCGGAAGATGAAGCTAGGCGCGTTGATCAGATCATCCGTCAGATGATTCCTGCTAATCCGGTTAAGACGGCCAAGGATATTCTTGAGGTGCTGACTCACCATAGACGCGATAGTGTTAAGTTATGAACAAAACAACCGAACAGTGGCAAGGAATCTTCAAGGTTCTTGAGGAGTGTGGCTAGTTATCCACCGTGCTGGGTAAGCTAGGTGCATACCCTGACGGTGATCATCCAGATGGCGCTGGTAATCTAGTTGATCGATTACATGATGAGATTGCTGATGTCCTGGCTGCGTGTACCTATTTTGCACAGCTGAACAATCTAGATTTGCGGTACATTGCAAACCGCAAGACAAAGAAAGAAGAGACCTACAAGAAGTGGGTCTTGACCGGAGTTCCATTTTGAAATTCACCGATCAAAACACAGTCCTTCTCTACTTCGCTGGCCTCTTTATCGCAGTTTCTATCCAGATGGCCGGCTGTTCCGTAAGAATCGGATTGAAAGAGGTTGCGGAGTCTACGGCGTGTGTTAGATAATAAGTGTCCGGCTAGAGGCGCCTTCAGCCGGACTTCTTTTAACCTGCCTACCAAGTCGATCATTAAGAAGATGTTGATCTTAGTTAAGCCTAAGTGAACGACCAGGCCTTCTCAGTGAACCTTAGTGGGCAGATTAAAGGAAATATATGAAAAAGACAGAATTATTTATCGGTTTCGCTTACGCGATTGGTGTTATCACGGCAATACTTATTTACTTATTCGCACCACATCATCTCAATCGACTACTGGTCACCTATGGTGTTCTAAATGTTTTTGAGATGACCCTGGTGTCTGTTGGAACCTGTATTTTAGCCTACAGGACAAGGAAGCAGTCATGAAAGTTAATCTTGAGCTGTCCGTTGCAGAACTCAAAGTGTTCACGGTCCTGATTGACCGCGCTGGTGAAGCGATGAGCTGTAACGGCTGTAACGACTTCTCGCTTAGCCGCGATGGAGGTCTAAATGAGAAAGAAATTATTGATCTGACTCTTCAGATGTCCGCGACATTCCCAAATGACGATGTGGACAGCCGTGATTGCCAGAGTGACTTCTTCGTTCTGGCCCTTCTCGAAAAGAAACTGAAGAATCTGCTTGACGGAGCGACAAACAAGACATATAGTAAGGTTTAGGTGACGGCAAGGATTAGTAAACCTACGTATAGCGATAACCAAGCATACGAGTTAAGAGCTTGAACCCTGATTCAAGCGTTGTGAGATACCACCTGGATCGATTTCGTCGATCTTGCATTTCCGGGGATGGGTGTTAGTATTCATCTAGGAAAAATGTATCGGAATATGTGAGAGCAGGTTTATCTACCTTAAAAACCATCACCGCTAATTTTGGGCAAGTCTAGTTGCGCGGTAATCGGATACTTCTACTATTCATGGACAAAAACCGATTGCGTTTATTCTCTAGAGGAGTCCACCAATTTTCATTGACAGTTGCGGCAGAAAACAGTTACTTCTTGGCATTAGAAACATAGGTTCGATTCCTATCTAGTTTGGTAAAACCGACTAGCTGAGCAGTTGGCAGCTCATCCCTGTTTTCAAAAATTCTCTGTCGGTGGATATGTTTAAGGAGTTACTTCAGCACACTAGTTGCGTAGGAATCGGCTACTTCATTTACGGAATGAGAGGTCGGTGGTTCGAATCCACCCAGTTAGGCTAATAACCTACCTGTAGCTCAGCTGGATAGAGCGCTAAAATATCCGATTCCGCTTTTTCTCTAGTGTTCTGAATTGACTTCTTAAAACGATAGATCAGCATATAGCAGCAGCGTAGGGTACGGATACTTCTATACATCTCCGCGGGTCGTTGGTTCGAGTCCAACCAGGTGACGAAAGTTGCTTGTAGCTCAGTTGGTAGAGCAGCGGATTAAAACAATCCCGTATCCGCTTTTTTCTCTGTTATATGTTGAATTATCGTTTTAAGTTTAGTGCGATCATTAACTAAAGGAAAAACAAAAATGCGAACCTCAAACATCCTCACTCCGACCGGCTATACCTACCAAGGTGCACCCACCACTACCAAGCTCTCCAAGGAGCAAGAGCTGCGCCGAGCTGTTCTCTGCTGCATGCTTTGGGAGCGTGAATTCTACCAGTCTGGCGCTCAGACGGCGGATCGCATCCGGAAGCTTGCGACTGAGCTCCCGTTTGAGACCGTGGCAAAACTTGCGGTTGAGGCTCGAGGTGCCTATAAGCTGCGTCATGTGCCACTTTGGCTACTTGTGTCGCTCATTGATGCTGGCCACAAGGGAAACCAGGTCAGTGAGACGATCGCTAGCGTTATTCAGCGTCCTGATGAGATGACTGAGCTTCTTTCGCTCTACTGGAAGAATGGTAAGAAGCCACTTACCAAGCAACTCAAGCGTGGCCTTGCAAAGGCTTTCAAGAAGTTTAATGAATATTCGCTTGCCAAGTTTGATAAGCCTGGCACCATTTCTCTTCGCGACGTGATGTTCCTCAGCCACCCTTGCCCGGATTCCCCGGAGCAAGAGGCGCTGTTCAAGCGTGTTGCAAACAAGCAGCTGGCTACGCCCGACACTTGGGAGACTCAGCTGTCTGCTGGTGCGGACAAGGCAGAAACTTTCGTCCGTCTGATCGGCGAGCGGAAGCTTGGTCCACAGGCGATGCTAAAGAACCTGCGAAACATGGTTAACGTTGGCGTCGGTCCCGATGCTATTCGTCAGGGTCTCAAGAACGTCAAGACTGACCGCGTGCTGCCTTTTGAGTTCATCACTGCGGCTCGATATGCAAAGCAGTTTGAGCCTCAGCTTGAGGAGTTGATGTTCAAGTGCCTTGACGGTTCTACTAAGCTGCGCGGCAATACGACTCTTCTGATTGATGCTTCTGGATCAATGAATTACGCGCTGTCTACCAAGTCTGAACTGACTCGCTATGACGCGGCAGCGGGGCTGGCAATGCTGGTCCGTGAAGAGTGTGAAAACTGCCGTGTTTTCACTTTCTCTGACGAATCCGCCCCAATTGAAGTTGCTCCACGACGCGGATTTGCTCTCCGTGATGCCCTTGGCAAGACTCGCGGAGGAACCTACCTAGGACGTTCTATTGACTGGTGCAACAAGAATGTACCGAGTGACCGAATCATCGTTTTGACCGATGAGCAAAGTCACGATCAGGTCGCAGGGCCCAAAGGTAAGGGTTATATGATTAATATTGCCACGTATGAAAATACGGTAGGATTTTCTAACTGGATTCGTGTGGCCGGCTGGTCCGAAGCAGTTGTAGATTTTATCAAAGCAGTGGAACAAGAACAGACCGTAAAGCACTAACGGTCAGAACAAAAAGTAAAAGCCCGGCAGTTACCTCCTTGACTGCCGGGCTTTTACTATTAGATTATCTACATGACTGACGCAGAAAGACTTCTCCAGCAGACCGAGCGTGTGATGGCCGTATTTTATCTTGAGGCTACTAAGCGCATTAGTGAGTTGGTACCTGACCCTGATGACGACGCTAATAGATTCTGGGTCATTGCAAATGTATTTGAGTTGGCAGTTCAGCACCGTCACTTACCAATTGGTCATTGTGATAACTGCTATAGCCGATCACCTCTGGTTCCTGGAGAACATGAAGGACGAGAAGCTATGGTTTGTGTGTGGGGATGCGAATGACTGAATTCGATTTCGGACCAAAGACACCTGAAGAGGAAGAAATCTTCAAGCGTGAAGCAGCTCGCGTTGATCGTGAGGTTGCTGAATATGAAGGCACTTTGCTTTGCCGTTTCAACGAATTGAAGGAGAAACTCCGTCCTGTTGGTGACTGGTTCTACTTTCGTTCCCGTACCATCAAGTTCCTCTATCAGCGACTCACGCGAGGTTGGGATGACTCGGCTACTTGGTCTCTGGATACTCATCTAGCCCGGATCATTGCTCCGCGACTCAAGCGCTTCAAGGAATTGAATACCCATGCGTGGCCGGGACCTGTTGAGGGAATGCCTGGCACCGGTCGATTTGAGACTTTTGAAGAGTGGCATGAAGCTTTGGACAAAATGATCTTTGCCTTTGAGAGTTACGCCTCTGAGGATCGTGATTTATGGGATTGGGGCGAATCTGAACAGCATAGAATTGAAGAAGGCTTAGTGCTGTTTGCTAGGCACTACGGGTGTTTGTGGGATTAAGTGGTTAACCGAGTTCAGCGAAGGTTGACTACTTTTCGGATCTTATGAAACAAAAACAACAATTTGAAATGGTCCGTCTCAGCCGAGATACGTTTGGTATTCGTGTTCGTGTGAAGAAAGCATGGATTTTCTGGAGCAGCTGGGGCTGGGTAATATTTGGATACAGTAAAAGTCTAAAAGACACTTATATGGGCGATAGCCAAGAAACAGTGCAGAAAGTGTATGATAATTGTCTAGAACACGGTGTTGTTCCTTCTAGTAATTCGAACGAATACTGGCCCGTTGCAGAAGCTTTGATTTGCTTGAAAGAAACTGAAAATGCTTAAAGTCCAAGAATACCTCCTTACCCATTCCTTCACCGAGCTGTTCAACGAACATGGCGTCAACGTTCGGCCTTCAGCTGACTATACCAAGTACAGTCTCAATTACGATCAGCTGGCTGCAAAGTCAGATGACCCTGTAGCCAATCAATGCCGAGGGCTTGTTATTCGCCCTGCAAACCTAATAACAGACCTATCAACGATTGTTGGGGATACATCAATCGTAGCTCGACCCATGGACAGGTTTTTCAATGCCGGTGATGTACATGCCTCACCGATCGATTGGTCTACGGCAAAGATTCTTGAGAAAATCGACGGGACCATGACTATTCTTTACTACGACTTCGTAAAGAATGAGTGGTGCGTTGGTACGCGGTCTGTTTGCGAGGCTGACGTTGTGTTCGGAGACTGTATCTCGCCGCTGAAGGAGAACACTTTTAGGGAGTTGTTCTTTTATGCGGCTGAAAAGACCCTTACAGAAGTCGCTAGTGTTTACGATCCTCACGTTACCGCTCCAGAAACTGTCAATGAGTGGCTATCGTGCCTAGATAAGCATTGGACGTATGTTTTTGAACTGACATCTCCGTTAAATCGGGTTGTTGTCAAGTACAATGACTATAGAATCACTGCGCTAGCGGTTAGAAACACAGAGACGGGTGAATATTTGGTCAGCCTTTGCCCCGAGATGATAAACTGCATGCCTGTCGTCACTGAATGGCCCCTTAAGACCCTCGCCGACATTGAAGCCTTCCTCCTGGACAGCGATCCTGCCAAGGTTGAGGGAGCAGTTGTTATTGATGCCAATAACAACCGGCTCAAGGTGAAGTCAAAACAATGGGTGCTGGCTTCTCGAGCTAAGGACTCTGTATCCGTGTCCAAGCGTAATGCCCTCCAGTGCATCATTGACGGCACTTTAGATGACGTGCTGCCATTGCTTGATGATGGCTTGCAGGAATATCTGCGTAATATGCAGGAGAAGACTGCTGTTTATTGTAAGCGGATTGATAATGAATTTATTCGTTTAAGTGTCAGTACTCTTGATCGTAAGGCATTCGCTCTTGGCGTCCAGGCTTCGGGCCTATGGCAGTCACCGTTCTTCAACCTCTATGGTGGTAAGTGGGACACTACGATCGATTGGTTAAGACACTTGTCTGCGGACAAGAAATTGACCGACTCTACACTGGATACTATCCTACAAGATGTAGCTTAAAAACGACAAAGCCTGCTTTCGCGGGCTTAAGTCATTTAACAACTTCTAGTCTCGGTACAAACTCACCATCAACTTCAAAGTGAGTAACGCAGAATGCCCATTGGCCACACGAACATTCCGTGTTGTCTAGTGGGCATTCTTCATGCATTGTGCTGACAGCGATTTTACCACACGCCTTACAAGCACCTTTGCAGATCCTCCACACCGGAAGGTCTGCATCGCGCATGTCACGGAAGACGTCTAGGTCAATGATGTTGCTCAATCTAAAATCAACTCCTCAGCTTGCACATTCACAGTCCCATTCTTCCTGAAGACAACCGTATGTTTGTTCATATCATCCGACATTATCTCATTAGCCAAGAACTTGTTCCGTCCGGACAGCTTTTTACATTCTTCTTTTAGGGCAGCTTCACGTAAGGCTGATTGTCGCAAGTCATCCTGAAGCAACATGTTCTTTTCCCTAAGTGCATCCGCATACTCTTCCATTTGCTGATGGTACCGATCTTTTTGGATCCTCTTTTGCTTGCGGATGTAGAGCCAGTCTGCTAGTTGAACCAGTAGATAATAAGTAACGGCAGCCAACGCTATCGCTAGAAGACCGGGAATTAGGTTTTCGTAATCCATGTGGGTGAGGTTGAGTTTCATAGTGATCCACTTGTAGCAGGTGGGTTAAGGGAAGCAAGGTATTTCGTTAAGCCCACAAACGTCCAGCGCGCTCAGTTAGAATTGTTCTTTTCCCTGACGAGTAAGTAAGAATATGCGATATAGACCAACTGGTCGGACCTTTATTATACTTATGATCCATTGAAAGTGTGCCGGCACTATAAACGCCGTCCCTAATCTCACATTGGTGGCTGTGCCCCTTGTTTACGCGAGCCCCTAATGTGGACAGGTTGGAAGTACTACCGCGAGAACCGTTCGGACCTAAGTCTCCATGCAGTCCGCACTCAATTGGGTGTCCAGACTTGGCGCAAATGATGAAAGACTCATCAATGCCTAGATAGCGAATGGTTTCTGGTGCACCAGCCGTGCGCATGGCCCACTCAAGAGCATTCCAGTCTTCTCCTCGCTTGATTGTTTGAACGCGATCAAGTTGGGCTCGTAAGAAGTACTCTACATTTACTAAATCGTGACGATAATTTGCCTCGTCTAGCCATTTTTCGAGATGCCTGTCATGGTTCGATCGGACAGTAATACTGGAGCACCATTGCCGTTCGGAGAACGACAAGAACTCTGCTGTTTTTTGAACTTCATCCTGGACAGATTCTTCACCATGAATATGCTTCTCAAGCATACGGCCAAAGTCTCTCATCTCGTGGTGAGAGCGGCTACGCATTGAGAACAGATCGTTGAAGAATTGGTAACGAGGCTGTAATGAATCGATTACTGAGTCTTTACCCCAATACCTGTGCATTCTATCTTCAGGTAGTTCGGCTACGTGAATATCGCCCCAGGAAATACTTTCAGCCTTATGGCCGGTGGTTACTTCGCCATTGACGACTCGAACTACTTTCCCTCCTGGGCAGTCATGAAAGTTACCTTGCCTGTCAGCTGAAATCTGCCGTACAAACCAGTCACCAGAATCTGTAATCTCAACAATCACACACCCTATGACGTGATGAAATTCAGCTTTGAGTCCGGCCTTCTTTTGAATGTAGTTACGACCTGTGACACAGCCCGTAGTAAACGTTAGCTTCGGATGTGTTCCTGGCATTACAGGGACAGATTCAAGCGCTAACTTGGGGTGTGGAAAGATGGCACTAGCAACGCCCGTATATGATTTGAGATCACTCAATGGCCGTTGGGCTGAAGGGCTTATATTCATTTCGCTGCACCACCAGAGATCTGGCGCTAGTTGCCAACGACGTGTGCCGTGTCTTTCCGGATCATCACAGATATATTCCGTGAGCAGATCGTCGAACCAACAATCCGCTTCATCTCCCGGTGTTACAGTTCCAGGCTTCTGTGACTTCGGGTTAAGAAACTGGTTCTTATTATAGGAAAAGCGAGCGATCATGATCTCGCAATCGCCCAACCAGTCCCTATACACCTCCATGTTGCGCAAGAAAGGCTTGAAAGCCTTTGTATTATTTTGTGCGCTGGATAACAAATAACGCTTCACCTTTCCCTTCTCAGGCAACGGCAAAACGTTATGCTTCAGTGGCTTGACAGTGCCACCTGTAACCGGCTTCTTGTCCGCACCATACATGGCCAAACAATTGCGCACTGTCTGTCGATCGCAGCCAAGTTCCTTGGCTGTTGCGGTAATATTGCCCGCTAATCGGGAGTATGCTTCTAGAAGAACTTCTGGTGGAATAATTTTTCGGCTAGCGGACATGCATATACTGCTCAGCTAGAGTTAGCTGAGACTTGTGGGTTAAGGTTAGTTTAAGGAAGCTAAGTTCTACTAAGTCAGTAAGGAGATTCTACGTTTTCAGCTAATTTTACAGCAAGTTCAGCCGCCTCAAGTTGTCGCTCAATTCCTACAACTTTTCTTTGAGCTTCTCTTAGTTCAAACTGCGCTGTGTATAAATCACCTTTGACACTGTTTAGCTTATCATAAGTACTTTGTAAAAGAATACCTTCTGGAGTCATGTACCTAATTCGGTATTGGGCACAGCACTCTTCTCCATCTACTCTCTTACCATCTCCACCGATCTCGCCAGTGATCTTGGCACCTAGCTCTGCGAGCCGCTCTTTAATTGTAGGCATAGTGGGTTTAACTACAATCAAAGACCAGCGTCAGCCGGAACAACTACCGTTGGAACTTCTACATCCGGAAGCGGCTCGGGGGCAGCAGTCAGGAACTGCTGAGCAACTGCAATTAGGGCCGCGAGAGCAGCGAGAATGGCACCGATTTGTTTCTTGTTGAGCTTCATGATTTATTTACTTTCTCTGTATATTGTTTGTATCGTGTATAAGCTAATTTCAAACGTTCACTTGGCTTGGGTGGATTATTGGCCAACTCAGTAATTTTACTTAGCTCGTCAGGAGTGAGTTCCAGGAACTGTAATTTCATTTCGTCTTCAAAAACGCTTGAGCTAACTCAATGACAGCATAAAGAAGCCCAGCACTCCCCGCGCCAGCACCAAGTGCAGGAGCGTGGTCCTTGATGCTCTTCTTACGTTTCACAGGGACCGATGAAGGTGGCGGATAGCTTGATAGAGAGCTGTTCGTTGCCACTTGGTTCATTTGTACTTCCAGTGTAGTCAATCGCTCTAGTACGCCGTCATTACCAGTTAATCGCTCTTCTACCTTATCAAATCCTTTTTGCATGTCGGATTTAAGGTCTTTTATCTGATCGATTAGGTATTGAACTGGAATTGAGGCCATATTATCCATAACTTAGCATAACCTTTAAGTGTTATCCATTGTCATTTTTGACACGTTTTGACAAAACACTTTGTGCCCACTGTCCTATAAGGACCAAATCTTCAAGCGAAGCATCATTTTTAGTCCGATTAGCCTTCCAACTAATTACTTGGCTATTTTCTCTTGTGTAGCCTAAGTCGGAATTGATTCTGTCTAATGATGGTCTATTATCCGACATTCTTTCACTCTCTTCCCAGTTAAGAGTAATTCCTAAAACAGGACATTTTTCAATTATGTTAATATCTTCTGCAGTTAAAGAAAATTCAATGTTCTTTTCCCTAGCTCGGCATCTTGCTCGACTAAGCATTAAACTAACTATGCCATCAACTGTGCGTGTTTTTACTTCATAAATTTCTCTAACTCTTCGATTTCTTTCTGACCTTAATTCTTCGTCATCTTGGTATTGTTTTCTTCTTACTTCTGTTTTCTTCAATCTAACTAAATTGCTAAATTTAACTGATCTGTAATACCCTGTTTTAATATAGTATTGTAAAGTATCTAGTACTTGATTTTTAGCAGCTAGGCCTTTAGGTGAAGTGCTATTAATTTTCCATCCCCAATATGTGCAATAACTAACATTTAGTAGTGAACATATATCTTTAATTGGCATTTTAAGTTGACTCACTAAGTCATTAAACCTGTTAAAGAATTCTTCTTTTTCCTGATCAGGGCCTTTAGGCTCTATTATTAGAGAAATATCATCATATAATTCCATGGTGCTTAACCAGCGATAAAATCATATTTACTGCCGCAGTCCGTGCGCACACGTGAGACATATTTGAACGTTGCCGCGATATCATCTTCCGTTAATTTTGCCCGATACCTAGCAGAAAGTCTACCAGAAAGGTAAGCCAAAGCCGTACTAGAACCCGTTCCTACAGCCCAAAATGGTTCTTTCTTAGGTCTTTTCCAGGCTTTACGGCAATCCAGTACAATAATTCGGCCTTCTTTAAGAATGAGTCCCTCGACAGTATTGTCAGCATCACCCGCACAAACTTTAGCAATTATTTTGGGGTCTGTCTCCCCCGAAGAGACAAGGTCAATTGCTTTAATTATTGCTTGAAAATCTCCAGCAAATCCTGCAACAAGTACATCGTTGGAAACTACTTTTCTAAGTGGAGGACAAGCCTCTCCGCCGGAATCCGTAATTTTACGGTCCCCGTAAATTCCATAAGTAGTTCCCAATATGAGAGTCAATTATTTAAAATTCCTACGTTTAATGGCCTCAAGCCATTCAGTGTCTTCTCGATTACGTAATCCACTATAGTAGTACTGATCCCGGTAAATGACAAATTTACCCTGGCAGCAATTATCAATAAATTGGCCTAATCTCTCATCCGGGTGCTTTTTCCAGGCTTCCCGTAGAACTTCAATTATTTCGTCAATTCGGGCTGGATCGCGCATAGAAATTCCTAGTTTTCTCAATTATGTTTATTTAGATGTTTCTCTATAAAGAAACATCAATCGTTGCTGCTCACACGCCTCAAAAATAGCCTCTGGATAAACAGAATGTGACACAACAAATTTAGCTAGACGCTTCACACCATCCAGATTGCCAATGTTAAGGGCATATTGGATTTTACGGACTGAGACGATACGGTTTTCGTCAATGTAGTTCATTTACCTTCATACCTCCCACCAGGACCATACATTTGATCATGCATCTTCTCAACCATCTCTCGAGTAATATAGTCCCGTCGACCAGTGCATGTCAGCTGTCCGTAAGCCCAACTGATTCGCTGTTCGCGTAACATTGCGGCCTTCTCGTCAGGCGTCATCCGCTGAACAGCCTCTTTGGCCTGACGGAGAAGATCGTTTAGGTGTTCGTTATTGGAAAATGGTGGTTGAAAGGGTTTCATTTTTAAACCAACGGTATAGGGTGTAAAATATGCAGACATTGTCCTATTATTTTCGTCCCACCACAACCAACGTACCCTAGGGGACTCAGCTCTATGCCTAGTCTTTTGACGATCGCAAATTGGAATACAGGGAATCCAAGATTCGTTACTATAGTGACTTTTCATAACTGACAACTAACAAAGAACGCTAGTTTTGCGGCTGGGTGTGTATCTTTACAAGCAGGTGCTGACATCAAGTGATTTCGCTCCCAGAGAAAAACATATCAAGGAATCTTTGTGCAGGGAATGTGTCCGTTGCCAGCAGTCCAGTCGCGCAAAGGGTAAGTAGGATGGAATTGTTCACCGATTAGTAAGACGTCGTCATTCCCCATCACTTATTAATCCACTTGATTGTCAAACTAACGATCTTCTTCTGCAAATCAGCCAAGCAGCACATGGCGTTGAATCCTTGCTGCTTTCCGCACTGTTCTGCAATGTGCATAAGATCATGGATGATATTGTTGGGGCAGCGATTATCCATCAAGACGACTTGGTAAAACTCTCCACCTTCGCATTGAGACAGCAACTCTTCTAGTTTTTCCTGAGTGCACTTATCTTCCGTAGAATTTTTAGCGTCTTCAAAAATTGACAGCGCTTCTTCTCCTACAACAGTATTAAATTCACCTAGATCACTGCCGGTCAACTCGCACAATTGCCATACATTTTCTACTCGTTGCATTGGCTTAAGACCAAACTCCTTTGCCAGAACTATCACACGTCCATCACGGTGTTTTCCAATAATCATCGGTGCTAATCTTTAGTAGAAATCTGTTGCAGAATATATCCTGGCCATAATATACAAGCAATCAGAACATAGCCGTAGTCAGCCGGCTGCATGTGCTGAACATCTGGGTCTTCAGTCATGTTTCCAAGCATCGTTCCAATGCAACAAACTACTCCGCCGAGATAAAAGCTAGCACAGATCAACAGGATAGTGGTCAACATTACGGTCTCTGAAGAAAAACAACTACAATCATGAACAGGCAAAGTGCCATGTTGCAAAACATCAGTTTAATATCACTTCGGGTCATGCTGGAGCCCTTTCAGCCGCGTAATTGCCAGCGAAGAACATCCGATAAACGTTCTTCTGGTGTTGGTACAATCCATGTATCACCGTATTCGTCAACTTCAATCATCGGTCCGCCAATTGGTCAAGATTCACAGTATTAACCGGGAAGAAAAACTCCCCATGATTCCCAGTCAAGTTGGCAGGTCGAACGAAGTAACGTTCAGGTCTTTCGTGGCGCCGTCCCACTCGAATTGAATTCTTAACATTTCCGTCTACGCCGAAACTAATCTTGTTCGGCTTATCCCAAGCTGATACAATCCTGCCGTGGCCTTTTCGATCTTCGCCCTTGACCTTTGGGTACAAGAACACTTCGACGTCAGATGGCAAGGGATCTTCAACAATCAGGTTGTTACGCTTCGCCCAATCAATAATAGCCCAAGCCGACACGTGGTACTTAGGCCATTCAACATCACACTTGCGCATGATGTGACTAACAAGGGCACAGCACCAAGGATACCCTTTTTTCTGCATGTCTACAGGCTCAAACAACTTATCCACAAATTCACTATCGTTTCGGCCCGTCTTTTCAAAAACGATATTTGAGGCATGGTATCCGAGAGACAGTCTCTGAACAGCTTGACGCCTAGGATCTAGTGTAGTGATGCCTCGCCACCACTTAGTCTTAGGCCCCGTTATTCCATCTACGACTAGAGGCTGACCAGTCCAATCAATACCTCCGGTTTGAATGGCCTTAATTTCATCTTTTGTCATTTAGCCCTCTTGGTCTGCTCAAGTGACTTCAGAGCAGCTCGTTGCTGATACTTTAACCGTAACGTAGAAAAAGGCGGATCTTTGGTCGGTGTTCTAGTGTTAATATACTCCCCGCACTCAACAACAGAATGCCAAGCGCCAGAATTACTGTAACCGACTGATCGGTTGGTAAATTTACAATTAGGTATGTATGCCGTAATCATTATTCTATCTTCTATCATGTTTGCTTCACGGCGCAAGGCTAAAACACAGGATTTCTTGTCTTTTGGTAAAGAGTGCGCATAAATTCAGCACTTTTCGGTTTATTGTAAATCCTAAAGTCATCGCCCCGCCCATTCATTGCAAATACTCGCAGGCCATCAAAAGAATCAAATGCTGGAACGTCAAGAGCAATACCATCCTGTTCGCCGTTGATGTAAATTCTTAACACTTCCGTACTTTCATCGTAAACCACTCCTACATGGGTCCACTCACTTAGGGCTGTGCTAGAGTTGGTTGCAACCTCCACAGCGTCATGAAGAATTTGTAGCTCCTGTGTAGCGTTTACGAACCTGACCACGAATGTTGTTAATGCTGTATCGGATCGACATATTTCGCTAATATATGAGTCAAGATTGACCCAAGCTGCAACAGTGTAAGACACTAACGTGTTGCCACTAAAATCTCCGTAGAGCAGATAGCTATTGGAATCTGGTCCTTCATAGACATTTTGTCTATCAATATCAAATACAGCAGTTGGACTACCAACTTCCTCAAAGTCAACTTCGTAAGGACTGCGGTCAAAGAATTGAAGAATAGGAGGAAACCCAGAATACGCATTGAACTGTAGCCAGAGCTTTATTGCATCATTAAAATAGAACCCTTCGGTATAGTTAGTCGCCAGTACTGAATATACGCCGCGGTTTTTATACTGAACCTCTTTGACATGAAATGCTGATTTCAAGCTGATTTGATCACGAACCAGCATGTACTTTGGGTAAATTCCTGCGTCGGTATCAATCACTAATGTGCCGGAAGGGGCACCATCCAGAATCAATCCGTGTTTAGTGGAGTCACTTACAACTGGAATTGACTGCACTGTACCGTCAACATCTTGAATAAATAATGTATAGGATTGACTTGGACTTACCGTGACTTCTTGGCTGGCGTAAACAGTTAACCCATCGATACGGACAATCTCGCCATCTTGAACTTCAGAGGCTGTCGTATTGGCAACTAAGACCTTATCTTTAACAATACTTAGTGCTGCTTCATCGCAAGAATCAAATTCTGTCACCACATTCTGGTACAAAAGTCGATTAGCTGCTCTCCAAGCATGCATGGCCGCTTTAATCTTAGTCCTTACACCAGCTACTCTGATTTTCTGGGGGTTGCGAGGAATAGCGATTGCGATTGGCGCAATATAGTTTTTTAGTTGATTGTCCAGATTATCAGAGTACTCAATCTCAACTCCGTCATAGTCTTCCTCAGTGCCGAACGCTACGTTATAGGTTTGAGTGCTGCCTCCTGGAGAGGCTACTATATTCCGATGGTTAAAAATCAAACTGGCATCTTCTTTGCTAACGTCAGCTGACGCCTTGATTACGTTGCCCTGGCGATAGAATGTCACAAAACAAGACTCACCAATTGCAGTCAAGATGTCTTCAAACGAAGATTGCTCACTATCAAAAGTGTGGTGGAATTCGGTTGACTCATTATCACCAAAGGCTTGGAACACATCGCTGAAGGCTTGCACAATACCTTCAAAATCAATTTGATCGTCTGGAATAACGCCACTGATTGCATATGACTTCATCACGTGGAATGCAGCATCAAGACCTCGAGTTGTTGCTGCTGTTCCGCTGCCACCGAACGAACTTCCATCCCAAAAGGGGATTACTCTTGTAGCTATCATGTTCAGATTCTTCTCAAACTCCCGCTGAGGAGCGAACTTAACCTGAGTTGTCTTCGCATGAACTAAAGTCACGTCACCAAGGGATGTAAGTGGATCTGTGAAGGGATAATACTTAGGGGTAGAGACACTGTAGCAATGAGTCCATTTGATGTCGTCTGCGTATTGAAAACTGTGGGGTCTAACAACTTGACTTTCAATCACCATGCCGGTTTCAGCCCAGTTATTGGGATTACGATCATTACTGTTATTTAAGTCAGCTGCAGAATGAGGTACAGTTCTCCAGTACTGCCACAAATTACGGTAAGCACTGATTAAAAACCTGCCTGTGAAAGAAGGTGTTATTTTAATAGTCTTGCCAATAAAATCTCTATTGGTAGATGACCCATGAAGGACTACTCCTTCGGCTTCACCAAAAAGTTCTTTAGTCCCAATTGCCGCCCCGTTTTCGTCGGCCGGCGTCACTTCAATAATTATCTCTACCCCTCCAACAGCAGCTGGATTAGTAGCTATATTAGCTACGCCGTAGGCACGTTGCCTCTTACCATCATCGATCCATAGACCCTTATCTGCAATGAAATTAACATGGATTTCTTCCATGTTAGGGTCATTGCAGAAAAATGGTCCTAACCTATAGTTAAGAACATATATGACACACATTCTGTTCGCAATTTGGCCAGCATCTACAGGGAAGTCACCAGTTCCCCCAGACGGGTTAAATAAGACGATTCTATCCCACTCGGCATCCTTAGAAGAAGGAACAGTGATTGTGTATTCAACTTCTACATCGTCTGTTACATTTACTGCGGTGACTTCATAATAATCATCATCTGGTGTCTCTGGCATCAGTTCCAAATCAGGTATATTAGCATCTCCTCCTGAACCCATCTCAAGGGCTATTCGATCTACGCTGACAGCACCACGATCGGTTAACGTGCCTCCGTCATTACCTTGCCACCGTAATCCAAACTTATCTCCTACATTTAAACGATCAGTAAGGTACTGCGCTTCATCTAGGTTGGCTCTTTCGTCATTACTAATATCAAATGTAATTTTTCCTATACCTGTAGAAACGTATTCAAAAACAGGAGCAAACGGCGGAAACAAGTCATCATCAGGGTGAACAACTGCCTCGTCATCATCTCCCCAAATAACTGTGTTATTAGGAGCAAGCAGCTGTTCTCCAGTTACTTCCCTTACCGGAACCACTGTTAGTAATGGGTCATCAATTGCAGGGCCGACTTGCAATTGTGGCGTGTCTTCTACAGGAACCGTGAAAGGGGCATAGACAGCTAAAGACAGACCAGGAATCTGTGCTACCGGTGTACTTCCTTCGAAAATCTCCTCTTCTTCTACAGAATACTCTCCACGACCAATAACAGCTGCAATGGTCTCAGACTGAAGATTGTTTTCGTAGCTAATGTATGGGTACTGAATCAAGTCTGGAGTACATTTAACACGTCCGTAGATATCCGGAATACGCTGTAGGACTCGAGCTGTGTTTTTACGCTGTCCGGGCTGGTTGTTTGGTGAACCACTCGGTATTTTCCTATTAGTTACTTTCTCGTCAGGTGTGTCAAGAACTTTCTTGATAATACTAGTAACAAGAAACATCCCCACGTACACTGCAGCTTGTACAGCTAATGCTTGGGCAGCTGGCCAGATTACTACGTAAACGTGGCCACGAACTTTTTCTAGAGCTCCCTCGGCTTCTTTCGTAAGCGGAACTAGAGGAGTAATATCATGATCTTTAGTGATGAATTCATGATAAATTTTAGCAGTAGGGGGAAAGCTAGGGTATCTAGGTTTTACTACAGATAACAAAAACTCAGGAACACTTGAAAAAGTATCAAATCTTTCCCAAGTGTCCCGCTGCAGCGGATTTTCCGCCAAAATAATTGTTAAGTTTTTATTCACTTGTAGAAATTAACCTTTGGGTACCCTGTAGTGACTTGGTCTAAAGGCATATAGTATACCCCCTGTTTTGTCAAATGCAGGACCTTTCCTTTATAGTACACGCCGATGTGCGGCTCAAGCCTAGAGCGCTGTAGGAGTACAATCGAAGGGCTCTCTGGGGCATCTAAAGTAATCAAAGTATTAGCTACTTTCAGAGCCTTTTGATTGTACTCCTCAGCCCCGTGTTCTGCAGGTGTCTGGTCACCTAGATCAACACCAGTTAAATCCAGCCAAACTTCACGAACAAAATTGAAACAGTTGTAGGTTCTTGTAAACCTTTTCTCCAAATACTTTTCAATCATACGAACCCCGCAAGCATAGGAAATCTACCTATGTCGTATAGTTCACCAGTCCGAGTACGGTTGAATTGAGGAGGTTTTGCTGTAAAGACACACCCTTCTTTACTAAAGGCGAGGGCATTGATTTCTAGCGTAAATGGGCCAAACATAGGGCCGAAGTAAACTGGGTCTCCGTCTTCAATATTGAACTCGTCAGATCGATACTCCCTATATACTAGTTGAGGTTTTGTCACAAACCCGTTAGCGTCAGCGATTAGTTGAATTTCCGTAGAAAGAATAGTTCCAACATCACCTAGAGTAATTTCCATCTGTTGGTCTAAACTGCTGGTAGCACCTAGTGTTTTGATTTGCATCGGTAAATATTGGTATATGAAAGGTCCACTGTCGTCTTCATAATTTACCTTTACCCCGCCTTTCACGTTGCGAGTGAATCGGTAGTCACCGCTAAAGTTAGGATGTGTTATCTCCACACACTGTATTGTAATGATAGAAGGAGATGCTGAAATCAAATATTCTGATAATTCACTCACGATGGAATCCTTGTAAGTGTGGAAATGACGTTACCGAGTAGTTCTGTGCCGTAGGATCCCAGTCCAGATAGTAGTAACCAGTCAGGATTTACTAGCTCTGGGTTAACTAGTTGAATTTGATTATTAGGTGTTACAGCCTCTATCTCATAAATTCCATCAAGATTCAAACTAGTGGGTCCTTCCACATCAATTGAGGGAGCCAGTCCTGATTGGGCGCTAGCATCATTATTGCTCACACTATGATCATTGATACCTCCCGCTGTGGCAACATCTGTTCCGTCAAACTTCCACCATCCCACAAGATCTGAAGCAGCACTAACAGAAAGTAGATTTGGCGGAGTGCCGGCATTATAAATTTCAGTCACCTCTCCTGCAGACAGTTCACTATTCCACACTGCCAGGTGGGAAATATTTCCCTGAAAAGATCTAGCCCCATCCTCTCTATTACCTAGTGTAAGAATAGCAGACGATAGTGTAGTGGCCGATAAGTTATCATTTACAATAGTTACTGGTGTATCTACACCATCGATATATATCTTGACACCAGACCCGGCAGAAGAGCCACTATATGTTGCTACAAAGTGATAGCGTGTTCCATTTGTATAGGTAGAGGTAGTTTGTACGCGAATATTGTTAGTTACTGCTGTATTAATTAATCCAAACTGGACATGATTTCCACCTGTGACACCTGCCCCAGCTATAAACCAACCTCTTTGGTTGGCTGTTGTGTCTGCCTTTGAAATCATCCTACCACCGTTTACTTCAGTGAGAGAGCCGGCAGTGAACCATCCACTGATACTGAAAGGAGAAGTCCGTTCAAAATCTAAAACATCCGCAATACTAGCTCGATCGTTAACACCATCGAATATCCACTCGGTTGTTCCGGATGGGTGTTCTCCTTCCGAATTGAAGATCCTAACAGTATCGCCTGGCTGTAGTGGCCCAACTAGTCTTGGAGAAGTATGTGTGAAATTGACCAAGTCCGGACCTTGATAAGAAATCAAACCGGTATATGTAGGATTAACTTCTACTTCAAGCGTGGCTGTAACATAGAATGTATTACCGCTAACCTGCTGAAGTCTTGGCATTCCGCCTTTAGTTCGGCACCTGTGCGGAACAAGCGCACCGATATCAACAACCATATCTATCAGAAAGTATTCTGTAGCTTCTTTGAGAGTGGTCCTGAAGAAGCCCATGAAGTTCGTGTAGTCAATTGAGTTCAACTTCCAATTGACTGTCACTTCATGTGGAGCATAAAGAGCATTGGTAAACTTCCTGGTAGCAGTCCCTTCCAACAGAGTCTCTCTGATCGGATAGGTAGGAATGACGGAGTAGCCATCACGGATTGGTGTGAAGGTGCATTCTACAGTCATAGTTGGTTAACGGAGTGTAGCGAACGTTGACTGACGAGTGAAACGAGCTTTCTTGTCTTAAGCCCACACATCTTACGATACATAAGGTCATCTACAACCAATTCATCTTGGATGTCGGTAGTTAGGTTCTGTGCCACAATAATAATTGTTTCTAACTTCATAATGACGAATTACACTTAAAGCACTTCACCTGTCCAGGACTATACGCCACTTCCTTGCACTTCAAACACCCGCGAGGAGTGACTGGAGTAGTTGCATATTTCTCTTGAGCTGCTTCTTTAGCTCGCTTGGCTTTGCACCAGGCAATAAGTTCTTTGGCTGTTAGGATTGCGACTTCTTTTACTAATTTTGGGATCATCTTAACTTGCCTTTTTCAGTAACTTCAGGACAGGAAGAATTAAGGAACGTGTGTAGAATCTAGTTAACATCAACGTCCTGGTAGGATTATTTCGTTGCTTAGCTGGCATCGTTTGCCACCAAGATCGCAATAAAATTGTTGTTGGTCTAAATCTATCCACTAGACCCTCCTCCGACCAGTATCTAAGTTCTTTTGCATTGAGCGTGAGACTGGGCTGTTAGGATCGTTAATCATGCCGGCCACCACACGTCCTGTCTGGTCACGAATGGCTTTCGTAATCATGACTTCAACTTCCCCTGGGCTCAGTTCACGAGCTTCAACGTGAACGCCTGCATTGTTGTTGATTGTGATATTAGCGGGAGCAGAGGATGCACTAGGGGTTGCACCCTTGTTGATAAGGTCTAGGTTCTGCTTGCCCATGCGGCGAGTAGCGTCGGCATTGAGGACGTATTCTTGGCCGTGGACGATGCCTGCCGCGGCTTGAGGAGAACCATATCCGGTAAAGCCACCAGAGGCGAACTTCTTGGCTCCAAGCTGCCAACTGGATGCTTCTGCGGCACTCACAGAGCGGGCTCCCCCGGTGCCTGCAGTAAATGAACTTGGTCCTCCGCCTCCTGTAATTGAATTTGTTAACGCACCTAGAGCCAAATTCAGCGGTAACTGAATTAGAGAGCTAAGAGCTTGTTTCTGAACTGAATTAAGTACATCTACCAGTGCCTTACGCAAGTCTCCTAGACTTTCACTCATTACAATCGCATTTGCCGCCGCATCTGCAAAACCCTTGACTAAGGTTCCGCCAGGGCCAAAGATAGAATTCATCTGACCGGCAAAGGTCTCAAAATGTGTGTTTTCCCAGCGCATTGAGGCTTTTAGTTCTTCAATTGACTTAGTTGCTTGTTTTGCCCAGTCGGATAAGTGATTCTGTCTGGCGAAGTCCCTAAATTTTTCCAGCTCAATGACCTGTTGCTGTATTGCAAAGTTAGGGCTAATGGAGCTTGCAATGCTCTTCATGTTGTCAAATTTCGCTGTCTGGCGATCAGCAGTTTCTTCAATAAGCTTCTTACGGGCTTCTGCCAATTCTTTTGCTTTTTTGATTCCTTCTTCTGTCTGCTTTGCAATGATTTTATCTCGCTCAATCATTGACTTTTCTTTTTCCTCACGATGGATTTCAGCAGTAATTAGCTCTTCAAGGGCCTTGGCTTGTTCTCTATAGGCACTGCTAAGGCTACCTTCACCTTGTAGTGCCTTTTGAATAGAAGGCTTCAGGCTTTCAAGCATGCGGTGCAAGCGCTGTTTAACTTTTTCTTCAATATCTCCCAACTTAGAAGCATCTTCTTGGAATGTGGCTTCCTTTAGGAGATCCTCAAATGTCTTGCCGGCCTCTTTAGAGCCTCTCTTTTTTTCTCTTGTTATTTCAGCTCTAACAATTTCTTCTAGTTTTTTAGCTTGTTCTGTGTAAAGAGCATTTTCTTTTTTTAGTGTTTCAATCCTGCCGTTCTTATCACGTAAAGCTTTTTGTTTGGCCGAAGGATTGATTAACCACTCTTCAAGTTTATTATACTCATCGGCAGTAAATTGATTTTCAATCTTAGCTATCTCTTTCGAGATGTCTCCCATTGACTCTCTGATAGAAGGCTTTAACTTCTCAAGAAGACTACGGACCTTAGTTTTAATTTTGGCCTCAGTCTCACTAAGCCTAGACATTGATTCATCAAAAGCAGCATCTTCAAAAAGTGACTCAAACGTTTCCCCTGTTTTTTCTTTACCTTTAGGGTCACCAGATTTTGGTGTCATGTATTGAGGATTCATTTCAGGTGTTGTTGACAATTTATAAGCATTAAATCGACGACTAACTTCTTCTAAATGAGTAGCATCAGCATCTTTCTTAGCTCCAAGGGCTAATGCTCTTTCTCTCTCTAAGTTATCTTGTGTTCTAGTTGTTGATTCATCCCCCACAAGTCTTCTGAAGAATGTACCAGCCAAACCACCAGGTGTAAGGCCTCCTGTAGTACTTAGTGTTCTAGCCAAGTCAGTTAACTTAGCCAATCTATCATACATCTGATCCCAAGAGTGGGAGTACTTAACATCTTCACTGAATAGGCCAATAAACTTAGCAAAAGCGGAAGTTGTAGTTTCAATATCAGTGACTAGTGCTTGCAAATCTTGCTTAATTGTTTGGAACCAAGCATTTTGTATATTACTAATTTTTAAAATACCATCTTCAGAAGCATTAATTTTATCTGAAAATGCAACATAAGCTACAGTAGCTGCTGCAATCGCTGCTGCTAGCGCAATCCATGGATTGGCTAAGCCTGAAACCATCCACATAGCAAATTTACCTGTAGCTAGCAAAGACATTATTCCTGCAAGTGCCGTTGCTGCCCTAAAAGCTATGTCAAAGTTGTCAGATAGAAAGGACAGTGCTTTAGTGACTTGGTCAATTGTTCCTGACGATTGTCCGATCGCCACCATGAATTTATCCTTGATGACTTGAACCACCGATTCAAGAGTTGGTTTCATTTTGGCAAACTGTGCTTCGATCTTATCGGTTGCATCTACAATCGCGCCAAATACTACATCAGTTGTTAACTTACCCTCTGATCCTAATTTACGTAATTGACCTACCGTAACACCCATCTTCTTGGCAATAAGTTCTGCTACAATAGGTAACTGCTCAAGCACCGAGCGTAACTCGTCGCCCTTCAGTGTACCTGAAGACAGACCTTGTGATAACTGAATCATTGCATTTTTGGCTTCAATAGATGTTGAGCCTCCAACCGCTACTGCTTTACTTAATGTCTCTGTGAACTTAGCGGTCTCGATTTGAGATTTCCCTAGCGCCTGGACAGCTCTAGCGGTACGTGTGTAAATAGTACCTACGGCCTCAAGAGACATTCTTGAGCGTTGTGATATACCAATAAGATCTTTGGTGACAAAACCTAAATCTTGTTGGTTAGTGAGTACTGTTTTTATTTTGTTTTCAAAGGCTGTCCAAGCATTAGTTAGATCATAAACCTCACGAATAAAGGTTCGCACTGCCATAGCAGCAATGATACGGCCAACGAAACCTAGGCTTTGAGCTGCAGCTTGAGCTTTTTTAGGAGTATTACCCAGTGACTTATTGAGATCATCAATTGCTTTGGGGCTGAAATCTTTGGGGTTCGGTAAAGTACTTAAGGAAGAGTTGGCCCCAAGTGGCAGCAAAGGAGCTTTACCACCTCCACCTATCATTGATCCAGTGAATTGTAGCCCACCATTAGTTATTGTTGGGCTCATCTTGGCTGCCTTGGCAGCACTGGCTGCGGCCCTCTCAGCAGTCTTAGCTAGTTTTTCCTGTTCCTTCCAAAGTTTAGTTGTTTCTTTACTCCAATCGGTGGTAGCATCTTTAGCTTTATTGATTGTGGTTTTGAGGCGATTAAAATCCTCAGGAGCCATAGCATTCTTAGCTATCTGAAGATCAATGGGAGTCTTTGCGATTCTCTTTAGATCGCCAACGTGACGAGTTACTTTCTTGATCGCATCTAAAACTTCATCATCACCTTTAGGAGCGAATTGGACTAAAATTTCAGCCATTAGGGCTTACCTCGGAGGGCAATGCGACGGTTGTGGGCAAATTGCTCTCCCGCTTGGCGAGCTAGGGCGGTCATCCCGGCCGGAGCTTGGGCCGACCAGCCTTCTTCAAGCGCTTTCGCGTGATGCGCTGCGTTATATATGAAGTAAGACTCACCCGGTTTACGATCTGACGCGTCTATTTCCATGGAACCGTTGACTATTGTTTCAACGCCATCCTTGTCAGTGCCTTGTACCTCATATGCTCGAAATCGGCCTTTTCCGACACTAATTTGCCAGTTCGCGCGCATCATTCCTGTGTCAACAGGTGACGTTTGTACAGCTGTTTGCAGTACCACTTTAGCGGCACCCTTCACCACTGCCTCTAAAGATTCCCCTAACCTAAGCGCTTCACCTCGCAAAGACATCGCTGCTTCAGGTGACAGCACTGCTACAGCAGCTGCGGCTTGATGAATCTTCCTTATAGTAGCGGCAATTCCATTTTCGTGGACAGCTATGTCGATTCTGTGAGAACCATCAAAGCCAGAAGAGTCAAACTCAGCCATCTAGAATTACCTCTTTGGTTACAGGGCCCATTGCTTCTTTAAGTAACTTTTCTTCTTTCTTGCGAGCAAGTGTTGCTAACCTAGAAGCGGTTCTTTTTGCAATTACCTCAGCAGACTGCTTCTTCCCCATATGGGAAAGACTGAGATTCTTGCAGTGTTCCTGACTTAGTTCTTTACCTTTATTCCAGGGAACATTACCCATCAGTGTGGCACTGATACGGTCACGGACTTCCTGTGAAGGGGATTCTCTTTGTTGGCCCGTGTTTGCCTTTACGATTTTAGCAATGGTTTCCGGTGAAAGTGTTTTACCTAAATTGACTTGACGAAGATGCTCTTTCTGCTCGTCAGTCATTACTTGCTTACCCTTATTCCAAGGTTCGGTACCTTTCCTAGAGCAACTCATTTTTAGTCGAGTTTCTTCAGATACCTCATGTCCCATTAAAGTCTGACTAATCTTTTCTCTAGTTTCTATAGAAACTTCCCTTCCCTTAGAAGCAAGAGATAATTTCTGTTTTACTTCGTCAGAAGCCTTTCTACCTGTAGCCGATTCACTCATCTTCTGGCGAGTTTCATCGGACATTGACTTACCTTTATGAGGACTAGGTTTACCTTTCTTGGCCTCAGACATTTTCTGTCGAGTCTCTCGGGTCACAATCTTATTACTGCGGTCAAAAAGAACTTGTTCTCTTTGTTCTTCCGACATCGCAAACCAAGGATTGAAACCTTCTCCTCCGGGGGCCATGTTGTAATGAGTCAGCCCCAGAGAGATACATTTTCTCTCAAAGTCACAACCGTCTTGCCAGCACTCAAGAGTACCGATCCATTCCCAGTCAAATGCCTCAAGTCCATACTTACGAAGACCATTATGAAAATGATAATTTAAATCGGCTCGGGCATGTTTACGATGTTCCCTCCATCGTTCTTCTACTGGTCTAGTAGTTATTCCAAGATAAGCCTTGCTTGTTCCTTTAAGAGTTACTAAATAGACGTTACAAGGCCTACCTTCTCTAAAGTCGCTACACTTACCTCCGGCACCCGTAGTGCCCTGGACAACAGTATCGGCAGCGATAATGTTGGTCTCCAGTTCTGTTGTTTTAGTGCTCTTTTTCACTTGGCTGATTCCTTGTTTTTATCAGAGCACCATGACAAATAATGACTGTCCAATTGCCTGATGTGGAAGTGCATATCTCTGTTAAATTCTTCACTTCCTCCGTTAATTGTACAGTACTCTTGCACACTTGTCCATGGAATGGGCCCGAGACCCATTCCCATCTGACGACAAGTAGAAAGATCCCAGAATGCCTGTAGGAATATTTCCAAGCCAGGCATTAGTTCAGGTTCATTTTTTATGAAGTCTGGTAGCGGCATGCCATTTTGCATGCAGCTTTTGACGATAAAGGCTACGTCTTCAGGGTCATGTGTCACCTGCCACAGCATGACCTCTTTTAGTTTTTTGCTTCGGCCTCTAGTGCTTCCGGTCGGTAATTGTCAAAGTTGGTAGCTTCCGTCAAAAGACGATCAGACAGCTCTGTAAGCTGAGCCAAAACAACCATGTAATTCTGACTCGTAGCTGGCAAAATATTTCCTGTGTTCGGATCCTCAATACCATCCACATACTTACCATCTACGAACGTTTGCCAAGTGTTGGGTAGAACAACCGTCTCACAAAAGGCTTGGAGATAGAGCTGATCCCGCTTGGCCTGCGGAATATCTTCCTGCTTCATTTTGCGGTAAGGCTTCATCAGTTCATTAATGCGCTGATGGTAGGCTCGATTTTCGCCTCCTAAGCGAGCGAGACGGACTTGAAACATCGGACCTTCGGCATCGATTTCTTCGTAGAGGATGCCGCGGGTTTCTGCTAGTTTGTTTGTTGCGAATTTACGGGCTAGTCTTGAATTTGCCATATTGGTGGTTATGTTTCTTTTGGTGGGATTTGGGGTCGACGTTGTTGGGTTTGGGTTATTGTTTAGGAGAATCAGTCAATCGTCGCTACGCTTGATTAACCGATTAGTGTGAACGGCTGGACCGCCGCGGAACCCACCGAACGCGATGGTCCAGCCTCACGATTGG